GCACGCTTGTATGGGTCTGTAATGGATGGTAGGTCACCCTGATCCAACACAGGACTCCACTTTTTTGTTAAAGTTTCATTTAGATACATTTTTAAAATACTCCGTTATAAGATGAGTTAATTAGGCTGTTGGAGCCGTTTTTGAGATTGCTTTTACATAATGTGCCATCATACCGCTAACTTCTGCTACTTCTGGCTCCTCTGAAACCGTCGTTTCTTGGATAGTCTTCACTTCACTTTTTACTTTATTGACTGGGAAGTAGTTCTCGCGAATTACTGCGAGCTTGCCATTAAACTCACCTTCTGTGGTGAACTCGACGCCCTCTGCGAGCGACTTCATCTTAGCAATTTGTGTTTCCGTCAAACCTTCGCAGATCTTACGGATTGATTCGTTTTTCTTAGCAGCATTTAGTTCTTCAGTGATTGAAGCAATAGTTTCATCTTTCGATGTTACTGTTTCTTGCAATTCAGAAACTACAACTGCTAGTTCTTCTGCTACATCGACCTTCTCGTCTGGAATTTCGATATAGTGTTCAGCGAATAGATTCTTTAGTCCGCTGATGAAATCTTCGGTCAACTCTGAACGTAGACCAACTTCAACAGCAACTTTATTTTCTTCCATCCACTGTTCAACGACGTAGTTTAGATACTCGTCAACTTGTTCTGAGAGTTCATTCTTGATTGAATCAACTGCTTCAGAAAGAACAGCATCATTTTCGCTCATCATTTCTTCGATGATCGTATCGATGCGAGCATTAACTGCTGCTTCGAAGATTGTCGTTGCTTTCGTGCGGAATTCTTCGGATAGTGATTCGCCATTGAATAGCGCATCGACGTCTTCAGCCATGGACTTGTGAGCCTTCTTCTTCCAGGCTTCCTTCATTTCCTTCTTGGCTTCTTCGTCATCTTTTTCATCTTCGTCTTTTTCTTCGTCTTCAGCTTTTGCTTCAGCGACGATTTCTTCTTCAGAAGATTCTGCTTCTTCACCAAGGCTTGGGTGTAGCGTTGCATCAGTTGCTGCTGGTTTTGCAAGACCTGCAGACTTAACTTCGCCAAACTTCTTTTCGCCTGGTGCGCTATTTACAGCAGGCTTTGGTGCTTCTTCGGTATCTGGTTCGCCAACAGATCCACCTGGATTTTCTGTTGTGGCACCGCCGACATCGTTAATTTCAGCATCTTGTTTCTGCATTGGTTCCTTACCTGCAGACATTGATGCCTTTAAAATTTCTGCAGCGGATTCTGATAATGTTTTTGCCATTTGATTAAACTCCTGAAGAGGTAATATTATTTATAAATTTTACAGTTTTGACAAGAAGTTTTCAAAGATCTTCAATGAGACTTCTTCAATCTGTTTTTGCTTTGCGTTCTTGATTTGGTTATAGTATTCATTGATGTCAACTTCTTTCACTTTACCATTGTCCCAAACCCACTCTTTGCCTTCCATAATGCCTTGAACGAAAGCACCTGGTGCGGATGGATCCGCTACAATATCAGCCGCTGTGGCTAGATAATAGTCATCTTGCACCACGTTAACACCATTCACTTCTTTAAGTGAACCCATGCCACGTGATGATACACCTAGTTGAGCACCGCCTTGCATTAATGACTCAGCGATTTTACCCATAGGTGTTGCAAGAATTTTTGCCTTACCGATCCACTGATTACCTTCTTGACGAAGTGATGTGATCAAGTGTGATACTCGGTCTAAATTGATTGATGGGGAATCTGGATGACCCAATTCACCGAATGCGCGATTCTTATCGACATATTCTTCGTTGTATCTCTTTACTTCTTTTGCAAGAGTATCAGTACGATACATACGACCGTTGCGATTCTTTGTTTCAGCAACTAGAAATGGACCTTCAATGAATAGAGACTTGACACCACCCTTTTCTTCGGTGATGACTCTAACGTCATTGATATTTTCGGTGATTAATTTCATTTTTATAGCCCCAATGATTTGCGTTTTCTAAGTGAACGCTTTCTTTTGATTAGCGCACGAGCCAATTTGGCTTTGCGCTTAATTTTGCCTCGTCGTGCACCACGTTTGCGATCTAGTCTTTCTTTCGCAGACATGCGTGTCAATTTTCCACCACGTAGTGTATAACCCTTTACAGCAGAAACTTTTTTGCGACGTTGTACTTTACCGCCGCGAACTCTTGCGCGAATTAATTTAACGCGACCCATTTTTTGAACATTGGCTTCATCAAGTTGTTCAAGTTCAGAGTCTTCAATGGCTTCGATTAATTCTTCAAAAGATTCATCGTCCATCTCAATTTCTTCTTGTTGTCCAGTAATGGCTGCACCGCCTTGTGGTGTGCCAACATTGGTATTGAATGATTGATTAAATGGAACGGAAAATACAAACCCTGTTTTATCATTTTTGTAAATAGCAACGCGCTGACCGTCAGGAAAAATACGAAAACCTGAACGCTTCAAAATCAACATCATTGGTGGATTTTGATATAGGTTTGGAACATAACGTACTTCAAGAATGGCTTCGCCCTTCTCATGTTCGTAATGCGCCATAATATTTCGTTTGGTCGCATTAAATGCTTGTTGTGAATCTGTAGCAGCGTAATTTGTTGTTTGCAAATAACGAGTTAGAATATCGCGCTGATTTCTTGGAAGTCTTGCGATATCTCCAGTTTGTTGCTGCTTGCGCAATGCTAATTTAAGCATTGGTAATTCATTTGATTTAAGTGCACCTGCTCGAACCAACGCACTCATACGTGCGTTGTGTTGTGCTTGTTGCTGCGATGCAGAAACTTTATTTTTATTCAGCGTTTGTTGCTGCGGAGGCATCACTGCTTCCGTCAACTTCGACTGTATCTGTTTGAACTTCATTAGGTACTTCTTCTTGTGTGCCTAAAAGGTTGGATGCAATTTCAACTTTCTTAACATCAAGTGCGTCAGAAACTTTATTTGACAATGCAGCATTAAATGCTGCCATGAATGAATTTTTATCACCAGCCACAGCAGCATTTACAATATCGATAGGTTCCATAATTATC